TTTGGCCACCGAGACAGCGTGGTCCGATGCACCGTAGAATCTAAGGGTATGAAACGCCGGCACGTCATCCATTTTATTGTAAGTGACCAGGTCGTCTGACCGGAAGAAGGCCCCATCTTTAGGCCCTGGACGGCCTTGATACAGCGCAGCAAATCCACGCGGATCGGTGGCACGGATCTCCTCCAAGTACTGCTTGGTGAACCGCTCCGGCCACAGCGCCTCGCCGGGCTTGCGGCCGAGCACGTCGTCGTCTTCGGCTAGCGCCGGCAGGTCGATCTTGCGCCAGGACTTGGCTTCTTCGACGTTGTAGTAGGGATTAAGCGGGTCGATAAGCCGACCAACGAGGTCGTCCTCGGTCCACCTGGTCTGGACGATGACGATAGTACCTGTCGAATCCATGAGGCGAGTTCGCAGGACTTGATTGTACCATTGCCAAAGCTTCTCTCTAACGATGACTGAGTCCGCTTCAGTTCGGTCCTTAATAGGGTCATCGAGGAGGATGCAATGGCCACCACGGCCGGTGATGCTGGAGCCGCGTCCCACAGAGAAGACCACTCCATCTCTAGTGGTTTGGACTCTGTTGACAGCATTGGCGCCGACCTTGATCTCTACTTCTGGGAAGACCTGCTTGTATTCAGGTGTCTCCATGATATCTCGAACTCGCCGTCCCAGATCCCATGAGTAGTGCTCGTTGTAGGTGGCAACGATGATACTTCGATCAGGATGTCGGCCGACATACCATGCAGGAAACATGGCTGAAGCAAGCGTAGTTTTACCAAAGCGGGGTCCAACATTAATCATCAACCTCCGGTAATCGCCGCGCTCGACCTCTTCCAGCGAGCGGCCAATCATGCGGTGGAACGGTTGTGGCTTATAGAGCGACTGCCCGACATCGTCATCGAAGTTAGGGTCGGGCATCATCAGTTCTGTAAACGCTATCAGATCGTCGCGGGCAGCGAGAACCGCCCGCTTGCGCTTCAGAAGCTTGAGGCGGATGTCCTGTTCAGCCTTCGTCGACATGCTTGTACTTTGCCATCGGGGCATCCGGCAGCGTGCGGATCTTCACCTTCGGCTTGGATGAAATCGTATTTGGCTCAACCGGGGTCGGCTGCGGGCCTTTCACTGGCGAAGTGTGATGAGTGTAGTTGTCTTGCGTCTTTGATGGCGGCGGCGGCTTAGCTACCGGCGGCGCCTTGATGTTGACGGTCTTGCCGAACTTGTTGGCCATGGCTTTCCCCTAAGTTGAAAATCCGAAAAAATTTTTGGGCTAGGTAGCGTCTTCGTCCTCGTCGTCTAAGACCAACTCGATGCCGTTGACGGTGATGCTGAGGTCAACGCCGTCCGGCACGTCCACCGCCACCACGATGCGCGGAGTGAGTGGCTTGACGACGTTGTCGTCGGGCAAATGGAACACATCCTGCGGCGGCTTGGCCATGTCATCTCCTGACTGTGCATCTTTCCATCTGGATAATTGTTCGCGCAAGGTTGCGGCAGGCGGCTTCGGCATTGATCGCGTCGATTTCATAGCGAGAATAGAACGGCGGCCGTTCGGTCACGGTGGTGACGATGCAGCCGGACAATACGACGGCGAGCAGCGCCAGGACGAGGACCATCACAGCCTCAGTGGCGTGACCACGCCGAGCAGGCCGGCGATGATATAGACAATGACCAAGACGATCAGGACCGTGATCAGGACGTTGATCACGGTGGCAAAAGGGGGCGGTAGCGGAATCAGCGGAAGCAGCTGCTGCACACCCCAAATCAAAACGCCCAAAACGATGAGCAGCAGGATGATTGAGATCAATGTGCCAATCATGACGGCGTCCTCTTGCAGGCTTGGATGAGCTGCGCGATTAGCTCGGAATTGGATTTGTCGCGCGCCTGGGCGTTGGACGCCACGTCGGACATCAGCATGGTGACGAAGACCAAGAAGGCGACGTTGACCATCAGCAGGGCAATAGCGATCGGATGGCCCGTCATCGAGCCGACCGCGGCCTTGAGGGCCTCGCTGAATGGCATAGCGGTTTACCGCTTGCGGGGAATCACCCCTAACCCGACAAATGTCGGATCGATCATATACCTGGATTGATCAACTGTAACGGGACCGCCGGGACTGATCGGCGTGCCGGGCGGCACCACCGGGGGCGTTGTCGGCGTCGGCGCCGGGTGCGCGGTGTCGTAGGTGGTCTTGGCGGCTACGGCGGCGTTGACCGCCGCCACAGTCGCCAATCTCTCGTTGAACACATTCATCGGGCCGGCCGGCTCGACGGTGCCTTCGAAGTCGTTGTAGCTAGGATTCTTAGGCCATTCGGTCATTTGTCGGCTTTGTTGGCGCGCTGGTCGCGTTGCTCGGCCGAGACGGTCGGGTTTGATCGCTGCAACGGATCCGGCTGGCCCGGCTGGTCCGGCGGCATGTTAGGATTGAGCGGACTATCGGGCGGCTTGGCCATCGGGTCGCCGTCCGGCTCGGGGTCGTTGCCGCTCGGAGTGGTCTTGGGCTTTTCCGATCGCTGTTCCGGCGTGGTACCGGCCTGGCGGGTCTCACCATATTGCCGTGCGGTAGATTTGGGGTCTTCCTTGTCGTCGTCGTCGTGGTCGTCCGACTTCTTGGACATCTTGGCTTTCCTCTTCCTACGGGGTGCAGCTGGCCGCTGGCGCGTGGTCACCTTGCGCTTGCGCGCAACAACCGGGCGCTTTCGCTTATTAGCCTTCATGAGCGTTTTCTCTTGTTGGCTGCGGTCTCAACATCGTCCTGGCCGGCTTGTTCCGATGTCATCTTCACGCCGGTGCCGATGATCGGCACTTTGCCGACCTTGACGATGACGTTGGCCGGGCCGTCGATCACCAGGGTCTTGCCCTCAAGCACCTCGTAATGGATTGCCATGCTCATCTCCTCTTTTTGGCCGGCTGCGGCGCTTTGGCGGTCTGCGCGGCCGGCTGGTTCATCTTAGCCATGAACCCGTCCAGTGTCAGCGGCGGCACATCCTCCTGGAGGCGCAGCCGGTTCTCATGATCGTACAGGACCAGCTGCTCGTTGGTCGGCACTGGTTCTGGTTCTGGCGGCGGCACATAAGGATCCGGCGTGTTCGGCACGGCGAGCCATTTCTGGTACTCGGCGTAGTCGCGGTTGGCCGGGTCGTTGGGGATGCAGGCGCCATCCTCGGTGCGGATGATGCTGTCGGTCGCGGTGAGTTGATAGTCAGCCATGATCATAACCTCGCGTCTGCTACGATTGCACCTGCCGCACCCATCATCGCCTTATACGTCGTATTCAAAGCGCCCGCGCCTGTTACATAAGAAAGTACGGCGCTATTAACGGTTGCGGCATCAACAGCATAAATACTATTGCCGTTTAACTGATTTCCGGCTGAATTTATGAATGTAATATTTCCGACAAGACTAAATGTCGGAGTTGATCGCATCGTTGTTAACAACGGAAATGAGTGGAAGAATAAATAAGTACCGCCACCGTTGCCAACTGCTGACCCAGGACAATTGAATATCTTTTGATAATACCGCTGACACGTCTCCAACTCCTGATCATACGGACGCATGATCATCGGCGACTGCGCGACGGTCGGCGCTTGGGTGCCGGGGAGGACGATGACGCCGCTGATATTGAAAGCGTCTGATGTAGTTGCGACACCGTTAACTTGACCGGGAGCGGCGATATAGTTGCCAGTTAACCAAGTGTTTGCAGACGGCGCAGTGTAGGTGGTACCGCACGCCACAGTAAACACAAGGACTATGCCTGCGGTATTAGCCGCAGCCCAAGTGCCATTAACGCAGCCAGGGATAGTGATAGTCTTATATTCTGGAGTGTTTACAGCATTTACAGTGTAGCTGAAAGCGTAGCTGCGATCTGAGGCACCGTTGCGGATTGAACCTGTATACGTTCCAGTACGGCCAGCATACACCCAGAATGAAAGCGTTATCGGTCGCGCGCTCGCCGTTCCCCAACCTAATCTCGCAGTGCGATAACCTTCGATGTTCTGGACAAACTGGACGTAATCGCCTGCAAGCATTGACGCTTGCGCCGTTGAAACCCCCATACTTAAAAGATACGGCAAGCCTGGAGTTAAAGTGTACAAAGCCTGTCCTGATACCAAAACACATGTGCCGTTTTTGTTGAACTGCCAACCATCGCAAATGTATTTGATAACAGACCCAGCAGAGATACTAATCCCACCTGTTCCATTTTCCTGACTGACCTCCATGCTGCCGTTGATCTGCATGCCGCTGTAGCTCATCGCGTCGAACGGCGCGGCGTAAGCTTCGACAAAGTCGCGGCGCACGGCATTGGCAGCTGCGGGCGCGGTCGGCAACGCCAGATGGCCGGTCATGGTATCGCCGCCGCGCTGGACATAGGTCAGCGCGCTGGGCGTCACAGCCAGCCATACGGTGCCGTCCCACTTGTACTGCGGGATCCCAGCCACGGCTGGGGTCGGGTACAGCTCGCCGATGATCGGAGCGGCTGGGAAGTTGATGCCCATCAGAGCCTCGCGTCTGCGAAAACAACAAACTCATAATTGTAGGCTTCAACACCTCCACCGTTGGTGAAGAAGACTGACGCTCCTTTTGAAGTGATAGCTTGAAAGTTAGGACCGCCAACAGCAAGGACAGATGATCCCGTTGCACTAGTGCAACTAGGACTGGCGCGCTTTTCCACTTTAAAATCAACGTAGGTGCCAAAGTGACCTTGCGTAGTCATAGTTGATCGGAAGCCACCAAGAACGCTTTCCCAATACCGCTTACATGTCTGCAACTCCTGATCATACGGACGCATGATGAGTGGTGACTGTGCAGCAGTTGGTGCTTGGGTGCCGGGGAGGACGGTGACGCCGGTAACGAAGATACCAGCACCGTTGCCTGTCATAAAGTTGGTCTGTCCGGTAGCAGCAATGAAGTTGCCCGCCTGCCACGCATTTACTGTTGCTGTATTAAGCGTACTGCTTGCTGCTGACAGACCGCAGAATGACAACTGTGCAGCGACTGTGTTGTTTGTCACCCATGTTCCAGCAACATCACCTGGAATAGTAACTGTCTTGTATTCCCACGCACTGGTGCCTGCGAGAGTGAGCCTTGTGACGTATGACCTAGTTGCAGTCGGACCATTACGCAGCACCATACTGCATGTCCCACCACCAACGAAGTTGGTCATGATCCAAAACGCAATCGTCACTGGTTGTGCGTTAGCTGCACCAAAACCAAGACGGCTCCAGCGATAACCCTCGATAGATTGAAGTAGGAACTGATAGTCATTTCCTGCGTTTGATGGAGGAGTAGCTGAACCGTAGAACGCAACACAATATTGGAAGCCTCTGTTAGGCACAGTTACATTCTGTGCAATAGCACTGCTACCTGTCGAACTACCATGCCCGCCAGCCCAACCATCTAAGCCGTACTTGGTGCCTGCTGTGGTTAATCCGGCACCGGCAGTTCCAAGCTCCTGACTGACCTCCATGCTGCCGTTGATCTGCATGCCGCTGTAAGCGAACGCATCGTAAGGCGCCGCGTAGGCGCGCACCGCGTCGACATATTGCTTCGGGGCAGCTTGCAGCGCGGCCGCGGGATCGGCATTCAACGTCAATGCGCCGCCCATCGTGTCGCCGGCCTTGTTGACGAACACAGAACTATCGATGGCGGGCGTGGCGACCGCCTGCACCCACTGCGAGGGGCCGGCGCCGTCGTTGTAGCGGATATAGAGCAGGCCATTGTCGCTGTCCCACCACATCGAGCCGTCCGGCGGCGAGACGGGAGGATTATCGCTGATGTAGAGCGAGGACTTGGCGTCGACGTATTGCTTCGTTGCCGCCTGCAACGCCGCCGCCGGATCGGCCGGCAGCGTGAGCGCGCCGGACATGGTATCGCCAGTGCGCTTGACGAAGGCGAGCTGGTCCTGCGACTGCGCCACCCAGGCCACGCCGTCCCAGCGATACTGCGGGACGCCGGCTTGCGGCGGGGTGGGGTGTAGCTCGCCGACCGCGGGGGCGTTGGGGAAATTGATGCCCATGCTCAGAGCCTTATGTCCGCTGTAATATGACAAGCATTAAAAGTAGCGGCCGCAGAGCCTGTTGCATTAACACTCATTTGGATACTCGTAGTTCCGGCGCTAACTATTGACCCAGGAAGATCGCCACTAGCGTTGTTCCACACTTTATCGACCGCACCTGTTGCTGGGCTATATGACTTAACAGTGGGTATGGCTCTCATGCTCGGCGAAAAGTAAAACACACCAGCGTAACTATAAAGGTCACTACCGGCAGAACGATTGCTCACCATTCCAACTTGAGTTGCAGTACCCGGTGCAGTGGCATAGTCGTAAGTCTTCTGCCAATACCGCTTACACATCAGCAACTCTTGATCGAACGGCCGCATCAGCAGCGGCGACTGCGCGGCGGTGGGCGCCTGAGTGCCGGGCAGAACGATAACACTCATCAATCTACAAGTGTCGTTGACAGCTTGTACGTTATTAACTTGTCCGGCGAGAGAGAAGTAATTGGCGCTGTACCACGTATTCGCTGATGGCGCGTTAAAAGCAGTTCCAGCCGCTTGCGTGAAGAACAAGGCGAGGCCGATACTATTAGCGTAATTCCAAACGCCATCCGTGCAACCAGGAATAGTAATTATATTCCACTGTGCGACGTTAACAGTAGCCTGTGTGTAAGAAAACACATAACTCCTGTCAGCAGCGGCGTTGCGAATAGCTCCGGTGTATAAACCTGCGCGACTATGGTTAGACCAAAAGCAAACAGTGATTGGCACCGCGTTGGCAGTACCCCACGCTAATCGTGCAGCACGGTAGCCTTCGATGTAGTGCGCAATCGCTGCGTAACCATTAGTACCGAGCGACGGCAGAGCTGTCGTTGCAAAAGCATACGCCTGATACTGTTTTCTGGGGTCACCAGTCGCGCCGATGCCACTAGTAATGACCATCCCACCTGCATAATTGACAGTCCAACCATCACAGAAATAACCGACACCAGTTCTGTTTGTTGTACCAAACTCCTGACTGACATCGAAGTTGCCGTTGGTCTGCATGCCGGAGTAGGCCATCGCATCGCCGGCGCGGGCGTCGACGTATTGCTTGGTGGCAACGCCGAGCGGAATAGTCGGGTCGGTCAAAACAGAAACCGATCCGGTTGAACGTGCAATGTACAGC